GCATTGTAATTTGATTATCAACGCATTACGTGCGACTTCGCGCCTTTGAAGTCGAAATATAGAGGCTAATTCAGCCACGCAAGCGGAAGACAAATGAACGACATAAGGAGGTAAAGGAAAGCTCGCAATAGAGTGTTTTTTAAGGTGAGAGCAGGGCAGCGGGATTATCTCCCGTTGCCTTGCTTTTGTCATTTCTTTGTTGTTACTTTGTTGCTTAGAAGAAACGAGCAACAGAAATGAACGCAAACGAACCCGTAAAGCTTCGCAAGCGAAAAACGCGAACGGGGCTATACAGCCTCTATTTAGATACCTATAACAACGGCAAACGCACGTACGAGTACCTGCGCCTCTACCTCATCCCCGAGCGCACGAGAGAGGACAAGCGCAAGAACAAGGAAACGCTCCAGCTGGCGGAGGCGATCCGTGCTAAGCGAGTGATCGAGTACCACGAGGGAAGGTACGGATTTGAGACAAGCGAGCAGGACAAGGCTCTACTCTTTGACTACTTCGAGGCACAGATAGAGGGACAAAAGCGTAAGACATCGGACAGCTGGTACAATTGCCTCCAGTACATTAAGAGGTACGAGAGGCGCAGAGACATAACATTTGCCGAGGTCACGTCTGAGTGGGTGCAGGGCTTTAAGGAGTACCTCGAGGCGCAGGAGCTGGCGCAGAATAGCAAGGCACTATACTTCGCCAAGCTCAGAGCCTGCATCAACCGAGCGTACCGTGAGGGTATCATAACCGACAACCCGCTCAAGCGTGTCGGGAGCATCAAGCACGAGGAGAGCAAGCGGGAGTATCTTACGATAGAGGAGGTACAGAGACTAGTAGAGACTGACTGCGACAATGAGGCGCTCAAGAGGGCTTTCCTCTTCTCCTGCCTCACGGGGCTACGATGGAGCGACATTACGGGGCTACGATGGGGAGACGTACACAAGGAGGGCGACTACACACGCATCACATTTCGCCAGCGCAAGACGGGCGGGCAGGAGTACCTCGACATCACACACGAGGCTCGGGAGCTTATGGGAGAGGAGCAGGGAGAGGAGGAGCTAGTCTTTGATAAGATGCCAGCACGCTCAATGATTGGCTCGATAATTAAGGTATGGACAGCACGGGCGGGCATACGCAAGCACATTACCTTCCACAGCGCACGCCACACCTTTGCGACGATGATGCTAACGCTCGGCACCGACCTCTACACGGTCTCCAAGCTCCTCGGGCATCGGGACATCAAGACGACCGAGATCTACGCTAAAATCGTGGACAAGGGCAAGCAGGAGGCGGTCGCTCGCATCCCATCCATACTGAGCAAGGAGGAGTAGCGGGCAACCATTCGGAAATATCGGATAGTTGGAAAAGTTACCAGCCTTTGGTAAGTTTCAAGACGTAAGAGAGGGGCGCATCGTGAGGTGCGCCCCTTTGTTGTACCATCTTCGTGGGGTCACGCAATTGGTCGGGAGCGGTTACTTGTCGTACCGTTTTGCTATATCGATCAGCTTGTCCCTATAGTTATAGATGTCGCTCAAGTCACCATCGACCAAGTCCACATTCTCCTCCAGCTTATCCTCCGTGATAAATGAGATGCGTCGTATGTCACGATAATTAAATCGGAGTCGGCAGACCGTCTGAGTGACCTTGCCGTCAAGGATAACCGCAAAGTAATTCTTCGTGTCTTTGTAGGAGATGCGGTTGGGACTAATGTACTCACTTAGGATAGCCCGACAGATATGGTACGCATCCAGCTCCTCATCGGTTGTCTCAATACCATTGTCAGCCACAGTCTCCTCCTGCTCATCTGTAGGCTCATCAGTCGCTTTGTCCGCAGGCTCACTCTCCTTCATTGCGACCTTCAGCCGATCAGCGATGATGTCGTTAATGTAGAGGGATATAGACCGCTTGAGGAGCGGTTGAAACTCCTCAACAACACGCTGAGTCACTATGCCCGTATACAGTTGCTTGACAACGTAGCGGGTGAAGTCGGGACTCGGGTCGGTTAATTCAGATTGGATCACCGCCCGAAGCTCTCCGAGATACTTCAGCTCGTTAGCGGTCGAGAGTACGGTCTCGACGTTGAAGTACGACTTGTGGAATTTCTTCAGCTCCTCGATCTGAGCGTCCTTCAGTGCCTGCAGGTTCACCTCGAGAAATGGAACGGTGTCCATTTGGTTAGGCTTCTCAAGGTCGGTGTAAAACCGCCAGATGATACCATTTGTCAGTACGCCAAACTTAGCGGTCGAGACCCCGAAGTATCTTATGAGTTGATTGTCGTATAGCGACAAGTCCTGCGCCCAGTGCTTGCACTCGATCAGTATCACGGGTTCGCCATCCTTGAGGATCGCATAGTCGATCTTCTCGCCTTTCTTCGTGCCGATGTCGCAAGTGTACTCGGGCAAGACCTCAGTCGGATCGAAGACGTTGTACCCTAGAGCCGTAAGCATCGGCATAATCAGTGCATTCTTTGTCGCCTCCTCGGTCTGCAGATTGTCCTTTAGCTTGTCAATCTTCTGTCCGATTTGGAGGATCATATCTTTTAAGTCCATATCTATAGCAGTGTATTGAGTTGTTACGAGTAGTAGTTAACGCCAGCGAGGACACGCCAGAGAGCCACGATATTAGCGATAGGCACCTCAAAGTCCTCGTACCTATCATTATCGGAGTGAGCGATCCACGTGGTCCGACGCTTCTCCTTATCATCGTGGCTGTACAGACGCTTGACGTAGGTGGTGACGTACTCAGACGGGTCATCGGGGTCACGGGTCGAGAGAGCAAAGATGTCGCCAAAGCTCAGTTGGAGTGGTTCATCGGGGCGGAAGTAGACAGGAGCAACCGCCACGGGAGTGCCACGAGGTATGGTCGGCTCCATTGAGTCGCCAGTTACTTGTATCACCTCAGTCGCTCTGAGGTTAGGGATAGCCCAGTAGCTCGAGATATAGCCTTGCTCCGTCCCTACATCGTTACCACGATTTCCAGCACGGAAAGGCTCCGAGTACATCGGTATCAGCTCCACACCATCCTCCATTAGCTTCTGAGCGGTCTCCACATCATACTCACGGGGCTGGTCACTAGCCAGCATATCTCCCTCGCCAGTGCTAAGCCAATGAGAAGAAACTTCTTCAAAGGCATCGGAAAAACGGGTGATAAAACTATCCGTTAGGAACTTCTCATCGCCCTTTAATGCGCTAGATACGTTGGGAGCAGTAGCTCCAATAGCTTCTGCTAGATCCTTTTGCGTCTTAACTAAGCCTTTGAAACGTAGGTAGTTAAAGGCTTCATTCAGTCTTTCTGCTCTAGTTGAATTCATCTTTCTAGGAATTTAGTTACCAAAAAGCTTGTATGGTAGGAATTTTATTACTACCTTTGCAGTAACAAAGGAAGGGAGATAAAACAGCCCGACCAAAGTAACACTACAAAGTAACGCAAACAACAAGAGAAAAACAAGAGCTATGACACAGAACGAACTAAGAGCAAAGCTAGAGAGCTACGACCTCAAGGGCGCAACCATCAAGCAACTGATCGCAGACAGAGACATCGCCAAGGAGGCGCAGATGCAACTACAACGCTCCCACAAGGAGCTCCGCAACTACAACATAGCAGGCGGGGCAGGCACCATTACGGACGATGTGAGAGACAGAATGAACGAGTGCCTCAAAGCTATCGTAGACGAGGGAGCCATGTACGGAGCTTTCGTCAGCAGGGCGAGCGAGGAGATCTACAAGCGACTAGACAAGTAACAACTAACGGACAAGATTATGACACTAGACGAGATTGGGGCAAAGCTCAAAGAGTTAAAGCCCGAGGAGATGAATAGAAGAGAGCTAGTCGAAAAGCTAGTCCAGCTGAACACAGCTATTGTGCAAGTAAAACGAGCGATTGAAGAGCTAGACAACTACAAGCTAGGCGACGAAGTCGAAGCTTGCGACGAAGCCAGCGGGTCGATGTATGCCGTCGTTAGTTGCTTGCAAGAGCAAGAGCAGCTCTACACAGATGCGTGGTGCGATTTGGAATACGAGATCGCCAAGCGACTAGACAAGTAACCACAAGCGGACAAGGAGATAACCAAGCGACTAGAAGCAACCGACAAATGATAGTAGTCAGCGTAGAGCAGAGACACCATCCAACAGTAGCTATGTACAACCTTTGCCTCTGACACTACGCACGAGAGACGCCACGGGGGCGTCCGTGAGGACTAGGGGCGATGCAAGCGTCCACCCCGTGCGTCGCTACTACCAACACAACGACCAACCAAATAAGAATATGGACACATACAAGATAATAAAGGAGATAGACAGGAATAAGAAGACTATGGACACATACAACACGATAGAAGAGATCCGCAAGCTGAAGACGTGCAGAGCGGTGCGAGCCTACTACAAGAGCTTACCAAGGGAACTACAAGACAGCCCGAGGGTGCTACTGGAGGTTCGCAGGAAGCGAAGGGAGATACGATGGGTGAGATTCTACCGATGGCTGTTCAGCCTCTAGACCGCACCAACCAACGACCAGACAAAACAAGACTATGAAACAATACAAGGAGAGCGAGTGGAGAGAGGAGGTCGAGGACATCAAGGTGCAGGACATACCATGCCCAGAGCCTTTGGCGGTGCTTAACAACAGCCTCAGCATCACACGAGCCACGACACGGGGAGCCGTCCTCTACTTCTACTTCAGTTTGCCCGAGGAGTTCCAGAGAGACCGCAACAACATATTCTCAGCACACAGACAGCTGAGAGCCATACGCAAGGAGCGCAGGAGGCAGACGATAATCAAGTGGCGCAATTGGCGCAGAGCCATCAAGGCAAAGATATACCGCTGGCAACTCAAGTGCGAGTACAAGCGGATCACCAAGCACGACAAACCAAATAACACAATAGACAAATGAGCAAAGAGCAAATCATCATCCCAGCCAGAGATTACGAAAAGTACAAGCTCTGGACAGACATCAACAGAGCGTATAACGAGATGCGTCGGGAGGAGCCCCACAAGAGTAATAACGTCATACACACCTACATCGGTGCGACATATGGCGTATCCATCTCAACCGTCATCAACGCAATAAGCCGATGCACGGAGACCACAGCAGTAACCTTAACAAGAGAGTAACGACATGGCAACAACATCAATTGACGACATCAAGCGTCAGCTCGACCGCATCGAGCAGTACGCAGGCATCGCCAGCAAAGAGGTGCTAGACCTCGAGGAGGCGATCACATACACGGGGTGCGCACGCTCCACCCTCTACCGCCTCACCAGCGCAAAGGAAATACCCCACTACAAGCTGGGGCAGGCACTGCGCTTCAAAAAGAGCGAGCTGGACGAGTGGCTCACCCGCAACAAGGTAGCGACCGCCAAGGAACTAGAGAGCAAGGCGGTCACCTATATGACGCTCCGTGACAAAGGATATACACGCAAATAGAGCAAGACTATGGCACCGCAAGGACTAAATGAACTAAAGGAGCTGGCGACTGAAGTATACAAGCTCCGAGAGAAAGTCAGTGGGCTGATGATGCGCCTCACAGACCTCTACCAAGTCGAGGAGGATGTAGAAGATCTAGGAGCGCACGACAGCCTAACCAAAGCGACAGTATCTCTGCAAAAAGCGGCATGGCGACTAGGGCGTGCCGTGACAGAGATACGGGAAGGACACAAGTTTGAAAAGGCACTAATGGACTACTACGAAGAACTATCAAGCAGGCTACACAATGACGATAGATGAGATAACAACAGCCCTCCAAGAGTGGAGAGGTGACGACGATACCAGACACTACACGCTCATCGCAGTAGATGATGATGAAGAAGTCACAGTGGCGGGGCTGGGTAGCGACTTTTTCCTCGGGTACGCACTAGCATCAGCGATGAGATCAAAGCCGTCAACAAAGAGCATTGTGCAGTGGGCGATGGCGCTCAAGGAGATGGACATATTTAACGACAATGACGAACGAGTATAGAGATAAGCTAGAAGCCCTGCTAAAGTGGGCTGCTGAAGACGAAGAAGAGCGGAGCTTGCTTATTGTCGCAGACGATGAGGATGGAACAATATACAGCTGCTATGGGCATAAGACAAATCTAATTTCAGCTCTTGTCGCTTTCATGATCAAAGATGAAGCTGGGCAAAGATTGATCGAAGATGCACTAATAACGCTAGAAAAGTACAAGCAGGACAATGACAAAGCAAAGACTAACAACGATTGAGAGCTGGCTCCGAGTGCTGGGGCTGACGATACTAGCAGGCGTGGGCTTCGTCCTCCTCCTGCACGACCTAGACAGTGACACCCCGACGATGTCGATGAGCTGGAGCTTACTCGCCCGCATCGCAGGCGCAGGTGTCCTCTACATCACCTACAAGGTCGGCAAAGTCCTCCACAAGTGGGGACTACTCCCCACAATACTAACAGATGACTAGAGCTATGGAGACGAAAAAAGATACAGTAAACCTGCTCACCGAGCTACAGAAGCTCGTGACAGAGGTACGTGATGAAAAACTCTGTCAAATATCAGAGCTGACGGAGAGGATAATTATGGAGACCGATTGTAGCAGTGAGGATCTGCATATCCTCAAGATCGTCTACGAGACGAGAAACGCAGTAGGCTTGTGCCTTCACCTCTACGAGAAGTGGCTGAGAGAGAAACTAGAGGAAGATGTAACAGAGGAGGAAGAGCAATGATGACAGAAGAGCTAAAGCGTAGCCAAGAGAGCTACATACAGCGGGTGCTAGAGCTGGCAAAGAAGATGCCGACGGCAGGGTCTCCAAGCATACGTAGGCAGTACTATGCACTTAGTGACATACGCTACGGACTACAGGCGGCTACTAAGGGACTACAAGCCCTGAGAGAGCTATACTGCAATACAGAGTTGAATAGTCAGCTCTTAGCCCTCGCCGAAGCATTAGAGGACTACTACAGCATAGCTCGGACGGCATCTATCGAATCGCTAGAAGAGATGGGCAGGATAATCGAGATAGAGATGCGCAAGATTAAGGAGCAGGACGGCAACAAGTAACCAACCAACACAACAGAGCAATGAGCAAGCAGGTACAAGAGATAACGACAGACGTGACTGAGACGGGAGAGATTCAGCTCGTACAGTACGACTGGACACCAGACAAGGAGGACTTTCCACGCCACGCAGACGTGTTGAGAGACATAGCATACGACCAAGCCAAGGACTTAGCAGGCGCACTTGACGAGACGCTCCGCAAGACGATCGAGCAACTATGCGATGAGACCGACAGCCTCACGGACGAGGAGGAGGCACAGCTGAGCAAGATATTCTACTCGATGCACAAGGCACGGAGAGCGCTCCACAAGACGTTCGACACGCTATGGGAGTGGCAATATGATCTTAACCGCACACGAGATAGAGCCGAGCGTATGGCGCAACCAGACAAAGCTCTCAAGGACTTAGAGGAGAGCGACAACACAAGCAAGTAATATGTACCCAAGACGGCTCAATCGTACCCACGTCACACGAGACATGTACCCAATACCGCCAAATCGTACCCACATCACAGACAATATCAACCAATAACACAATAAAGACTATGGAAGCAATCAACATCAAGCAAGGAGCGCACAGCGCACTACTACTTCACCTCGCACAGATCCAGAGCGAGCTCAAAGCCCCCAAGGGACAGCGCAACACCTTCGGCAAGTATAACTACCGCAGTTGCGAGGATATACTCGAGGCGGTCAAGCCCCTACTCCAGGAGCGGGGACTGGTCATCCTCATCACGGACGACATCGTCCAGATCGGCGAGCGGTACTACGTACGTGCCACCGCCACGATCTACGACAGCGAGGGGAGCTACATCAGCAACTCAGCCCTCGCCCGTGAGGAGCTCAAGCGCACGGGCATGGACGCTTCACAGATTACTGGGGCTACCAGCTCATACGCCCGCAAGTACGCCCTCAACGGGCTCTTCGCGATCGACGACACCAAGGACGCTGACGCCACCAATAAGGGGCAGGACGAGCCAAAGCCCCCCAAAGCAACAGCCCAGCCAGCCTTCACGGACGAGATCCGCACGGCACTAGCCAAGGCGCAGACGGTGCAGGAGCTGGTCAAGACCTTCGGACGGCTCCCGCAGACACTACGAGACAGCAACGAGGTCAAGGGCTACTGCGCCAAGCTCAAGAACGAGCTCGAGAGTAAGCAACCAGCCCCCGAGAAATAGACATCTATCAAGCAAGCAAAAGACAATGAAAGCAACCGACTTAACCACCTCGCCAATCATCTTTGACCCCGAGGCACACGAGTACCTACTCATCGGTGAGGACTTCACCTCCACCGCATACAGCGGGGTAACATCCATACTCAGCCAAGTACTATTCCCCAACAAGTACAAGGACGTGGACGCTGACGTGCTGGCGAGAGCAGCCGCACGAGGCACACGCATACACGAGCTATGCCAAGACACCGACACGATCCCAACACCTAAGCGGGAGGACGATGTCCAGTACGTCCCCGAGGTGACCAACTACGAGCTCCTCAAGGTGAGCAACAAGATCACAATGATCGCCAACGAGTACCTCGTCAGCCGTGACGACTGGGGCATAGCGAGCCAGATAGACTGCGTGGACAGCGAGGGCAACCTCTACGATATCAAGACCACCTACCGACTAGACACGGAGTACGTCTCGTGGCAGTTAAGCTTCTACGCTGAGATGTACGAGGCGCAGAACCCCACGCTCAAGGCGGGCAAGCTCTACGCCATCTGGCTACGAGGCACTGAGAGCAAGCTCGTAGAGGTGCCCCGCAAGACACCCGAGCAGATCGAGCAGGTCATCAAGGCATGGCAGGCAGGCGAGACGCTCACATCCGCTGACGGGGACGACATAGACCGCCTCGTAGCTATCGAGGAGCAGATAGCACAGCTCAAGGACTCGCTCAGCGAGCTGGAGACCAAGCGACTCCAAGCGCTCGAGCCGATACAAGCTAAGATGGACGAGGACGGGGTCAAGAGCGTGGACAACCCCCGCATCAAGATCACCCTCGTAGCGGACAGCACCTCCACACGCTTCGATAGCAAGCGCTTCAAGGCTGACCACAGCGACCTTTTCAGCGAGTACAGTACGACCACGACACGGGCGGGCTATATCAAGACAACACTCATCTAATTTTCAAACGCAATACAATTATGACTATCCAACCAAAGAGTAAGAACGCAGTAGCATGGACGGGCGAGTGCCCGATCACTTACGTAGATCTAGACACGCCACGGGAGCCACGCTTCGACGGGCAGAAGCCCCAGTACCAGTGCATCGTCCTCATCGACAAGGAGGACAAGGCGACACTCCAAGCAGTCAAGGCGGCTATCGAGGTAGCCAAGGAGAAGCTCACGGACACCGACCCAGAGGAGCCTTTCGCACCGCTCCTCAAGGATGGAGACGAGCGCACGGATAAAAACGGTGACCCCGTGGAGTCTTTTGCGGGTAAGTGGTACTTCACGGCGAAAAACTCGGAGAAGCCCAACGTCTACAAGCTCACCGACAAGGGGGCAGAGCCAGCAGGCGACAAGGAGGTGACCAACTGGGACAAGGGGCAGGCGGTCGTCTACTTCATCGCCTACGACTTCGAGGGGCGCAAGGGTATCTCAGCACGGCTCCTCGGCTTTTGCAAGACGGGGACGACACGGGCACAGAAAGCCCCGATGCCAGCAAGCAAGATGTTCGGACACCTCGGAGCCACGGCACCAACAGCCACGGCACCAGCGCCAGCACAGCAACCACTGCAGACGGGCTTCGACCCCAGCGCACAAGCAAGTAGCAACGACGACTTCCCATTCTAGACATGGTCACACCCGACTCTACATATACTATCGCAGTAGGGCGGTCAAGACGGGACACTGAGTGGCACAACACGACGGTCACGTGGGGCAAGCTCAAGGAGCTACTCCAACACAGACGCACAGCCTGCACCCTTAGGGAGTACCAACAGTTCCCTAAGGAGGAGCAGGGGCGCATCAAGGACGTGGGGGGCTTCGTCGGTGGCGAGCTCAAGGCGGACGGCAGGCGCACAGCGGACAATATCAAGTGTCGCACGCTCCTGACGATAGACGTGGATCACGCTACCAAGCTCCCGACCAAGATAGCACCACACTACGCACTCATCGTCTACTCCACGCACAGCCACACACCCGAGGCACCTCGCTATCGGGTGGTGGCTCCCCTATCCCGACCGTGCAACGACATCGAGTACCAAGCGGTGGCGCATCGTATGGCAGAGGGGCTGGGCGTGGACATAGTAGACATGACCTCCTGCGAGCCGTCACGACTGATGTACTGGGCAGCCGCTCCCAAGGATGCCGACACATTCTACTACCAGCAGGACGGGGAGCCAGTAGACGTGGACGCTATGCTCGCAACCTACAAGGACTACACCGACACAGCCGAGTGGGCAGGAGCGCCACGAGTGGGCAGACCACGCACCACACCACGAGGAGCCTCGGCACGTATGGAGGATCCACGCACTAAGGACAACATCGTCGGCTCGTGGTGCCGTACCTACGACTGCATCGACGTACTCGAGCAGATGATCCCCAACCTATACAAGCCAGCAGGCTTTAATCGATACACCCACATAGGCTCCTCATCGTGGGGCGGGCTTTGCATCTACGACAACGGCACATTCTGCTACTCATTCCACGAGTCCGACCCGATAAGCGGACAACTGCTCAACGCATGGGATCTGTACAGACTGACGCACTACGCACATCTAGATGCCCGAGCAGCCGCCACAACACGAGTAGACAGACTACCAAGTTACACAGCTATGGCAGAGTACGCACTAACAATACCCGAGGTCAAGCGGGACTACCTCGCACACACCAAGGCACGCAACACAGCAGAGCTCAGCGAGGTGGGGTTCTCCTTTGCGGAAACGACCACTCCCAGCACGGACACGGACAACGAGGACGACCCCGACAGCTGGCTCAGCGAGCTAGCGACCGATGCTAAGGGCAACATCGCCAACACGCTGACCAACTACGCTCTGATCCTCAAGCACGACCCCAACGCCATCAAAGGGCGGGTCGTATATGACGAGTTTCGAGGCGAGAAGCGGGTCATCGGTGACCTTCCGTGGGAGCGCACGGACGGCACCTCGTGGACAGACGCTGACACCGCCTGCCTAGCCCTCTACATAGACCGCACCTACAAGCTGCGGAGCAAGGACTACCTCACGATGATGCTCGATGCCGTCACGCAGGGCAACGACTTCAGACGCAACGTGGTGCAGGAGTTTATCGAGCAGGCGCAGTGGGACGGCATACCACGAGTGGACAACCTCTTCGTCAAGTATCTCGGAGCCGAGGACAACGACTACAGTCGTATGATCACCCGCAAGAGCCTTGTCGCCTGCGTGGCACGAGCTTACAAGCCAGGCATCAAGTACGACCAAATAACCGTCCTTGTAGGCTCCCAAGGCATCGGCAAGTCGTCAATCTTACGCAAGCTAGCAGGCGGGGGCGACCTCTTTATGGATAGCTTCACGATGGACGCAAGGAGCAACAAGATGCAGGAGAGCGTCCGAGGAGCTTGGATCAT